CGTTAACGTGGATGTGTGCGGCAAACTCAGGCGTTCCGTCCGGGTACTTCCAGGTCTGCCAGTGGCGTTCGTAATCATCCAGACTGCTTTCATCGGGCTGCTTCGGAAGTGGCGTTATGCCGCTGAAATACAGACCGTACAACGCAACCCCGGCATTACCCTGTGCGTCGGTATAGAGGTTCTGCCCTTTGGTGGCTCTCATGCCGGTGGTGTCACCGAATTTCTGCCCGTTAATTCCGGCAAGCAGCCGTTCAACCATCTGATAGATTCCGAGGCGGTCAGATTCACGGCCATTCAGGATTTCGGCGACAACATAAAACACCCAGCGGCTTTCCACTTCGTGGCGCGTTCTCCCTTCACCGAAGCCGAGCCATGCCAGATAAACAGCCGGTGGGGTGGTCAGAATCCGGCGAATATCGATATCAGACCAGGTGCCGGGATGAGTATCGACCTGCCGCAGGGTTGCCCCGAAAAGTGCCCGGACGCGCTCCAGTAGTGCGGTTTCGGTTTCCCCGATCATCAGATAAACCCTCGCTGTTTACGGGAAAAAACAGGTGGGTCAGACTGCACCTGCGCCAGATTTTCACTTTCAGGAGCCGTTGCCGTATCAGCCTCCACCCCCAGCGGGGTTTTGCCATCACGGACACTTTCCAGCCATCGAATCGCGTCCTTGTAGCGCTGTGTGGCCTGTTCCGTAGCCCGGACGTCATTCATCAGATACCAGGCGATGACACAGCAATGTTGCGCCAGCGCACCGGGCACCACAGTGAGCGGCAATGTGTAGCGGGCCGAAATGTAGCTATCAATCATCGCCCCGGCGTCACCCAGCGCAATTTCAATCAGAGCATCATCAGGCTGACCGTTTTCAGATTTCCCCCTTGTGAGCAAATCAAGATTGCGTCGCTGATAACGCAGACACATGTCGCTGACTGTGGCATAAGTCATTCTGCGGCGTCCTCTTCCAGCGCGGCTTTAAGCTGTGCCGCCGAGATGTTTTCACCCAGCGCACCGGATACCGCCGCCACGCGGGGCGCACCGCTCTGTGTGAAGTGGTCAACATTTGCCTTATCCAGTGTGGCTACCGCGTCACGGATACGGGCATTCAGGCCGCCCACATCCAGAACGTCCATCCCCCCCGGTAGAGCATCCGGCGGCACTGGCGCTTCAGATACCAGTGAAAGCACAGGGTCGGAACGCAGGATCGCCAGTTGTTCCGGCGAAACATTTTCCAGGGTGTTTTTGCCGCGAACGAACGCGAAACCGGCGCGGCGATACACCGGGCGCGAACATTTGACCACCACGCCGCAACACAACGGGCCAGCCTGCCCGCAATCAGTACCAGCGTTGTCTTTAAGTTGCTCAGACATGACACAGAATTCTCCCTTTAAACGATGTTAAAAGGCGGCCTGAACCGCCTTTAATGCGGGCTTACAGGTAGTCAGCGACAACCAGCTTCAGCTTGCCTTTCATTTCGTTGCTGGCGGTGCCGTTCTGCGTGGTGATCAGTTCACGCTCAAGCAACTGCGTGGCGGCTTTTTCCAGCTGAGTCGGAACCACCAGATGCGTCGGTTTCAGCCCCAGCTTTTTACCGCCATCAGCGTTGAAACCTCGCATCATCTGCCAGCCTGTCCAGAGATTGTCGAGGTTCAGATCTGCCTGCATGGCAACAGCCATTTGCCAGAATGCAAAACCAACGGCACGACGGGCGCTGGCACCGAATAACACCTCGTTCTCCATAAAGACGTGGTCGTCATCAATTTTGGTTTTAGTGACCAGTTCAGCTTTGCGACGATCCTGGAAAATGAGTGGTTTCACAGCTCGGGAGCAGTCAAGCAGATACCACGGAGTACCTTTCCAGTCTTCAGCCTGTTTGAAAATATTGCTGACATTGACAGCATCACCGGTGCCATCCACCTCCGGGTAAACAGGGTGCTCGGCGTCAAAGAAATTCTGTCCGTCATAGCAGGGCTGGCTGAATCCCTCTTTCAGCAGACTGAAAATCAACTCATCCGGCTGCACACCTGCGGCGCGTCCCATTTCCGCAAAAATAGGGCCATACACTCCCAGGTTGTCATCTTCAAAGTCATCACGCGGAATGCCGACAGTGCCCTCATAGGTTTTGTTATTAATGACATAACCATGCGCCTGCATCTGCTTGATCACGCGCTTGCCAACCCACTCACGCAGCGACGGGAACTGACCCAGCCAGCCGTAGGTGTTCGATTTGGATGAGGAGGGCACCGTCATTGCAATTTGCTGGTACTGCGATGGCGCAGCTGTGAGACCACCCTGAAAATCCTTACGGAAGGAGGTCATCAGGGCAGTGATACTTGCCGGGGTGATGATCATGCGTTTTCATCCTCTTTGAGTTTCTGATATTCCGCATCGGTCATGCCGAGCGCTTTAGCTGCTGCTTTCTCATCGGCTGACAATGCGGCCAGACCTTCTTTCCGGGTATCCGGGACTTGCACCGTTAAGGTCTGCATTGCCGTCAGTGCCGCAATCGGCTGTTTTTTCTCCAGTTGCGCCGCCAGTGCGGCAACGCCAATTTGCTTACCGAGTTGCTCGTGATAACCGCGCTCGCTTTTAAAAATGCGGCCTTCCTGCTCGGCCTTATCCAGAACGGCGCTCAGGCTGACCGTTGCACCTTCCGCTTTGGCCTCTGCCAGCTCCTGACGCACGGCGTTATAGGTTTCAACCGGTACGTATCTGGTCAGGTCAACGCTGTCACCAGCGGATTTGGCTGCACTCAGTTCCGCAGAAAGGGTTGCCACTTTGCCCGCATCCGTTTTGAGCGTATCCAGCGCCGACAGAGCTGCTGTGGCCTGTTCATCAGTCACGTCGGCATTTTCAGGCACGGTAATGCCCAGACGCGCCAGCAACTGACGCAGCTTTTCATTCATGGGAGTCTTCTCCTGTTGGGGGTTGTCAGAGTCGGGAAGCGTGGCCGCAAGCGCCGCCAGTTTTTGCATACCGGTTGCGCCGGGGTCATTAGTGAGCGCCGCGAAACGGATTTGCAGCACGTAACCTGTTGCGCGGTCATAAGGGAAAACGGCAGACAGATAGCCGAACTCTCCGGCATCGATGCGCTGTTGTGCCGCTGCCGTCCAGCGCGGCTTAATGAACAGGCCTTCACCTTCGCGCCACTGCATTTCATCAGCGTTAAACCAGCCCGCAGCCGCCAGTTGATCTGGCGTCAGACCTTTGTCCTTGCGCAACTGGTTGTGCTCATAATCAATGAGCACGTCCTGACCGAGCGCACGAACGTCATCAATCAGACGTGTGGCAATTACACCATCAATGAACCAGCCTTCGCCGGTTTCCACATCGAACGGGCGGCCATCGCGGGCGCTGAAATGACCAGCGGGCAAAAGCTGACACCAGCCATCAGTGATGGAGAGTGAACTGAGGACAGCGATACCGATTGCGATTATGTTTCGTTTCATGGCCTGCTCGTGTTGTTGTCGGAGAGGCCATTTTCAGGGGCAGCGGATATTGGGTGGGGTTATGGAACTTTACTAAGTGATGCAGGGATGTGGGCGGGAAACAGAACGTTGAGCGGAAACAAGATATCAGAGCGCGTTTAAACCCCGTTCAAAAGCGCACACAGGCGTTCAAAAGATTTCAAACGCCTCATGGCATAGCGTGATTGCGTTCAGGGGGTTACAGCGCCTTTGGCGCGTTTTTCAATGGCCGCATAAATATCCTGGCGTCCTGGCTTATCCAGACCCATATACGGACGGGGTTTAATCGCTGCCGGGCCAGGTGCCATACCCGGTGTGCCACCCCACTGATGAATCGCTGCGTAAATTTTGGGGGAACCAATCAGGGCATAATCCGGACCGTAATCCGTTGTGATGCTCCGGGCCAGATCGCCGTGCAACGTCAGTATTTGCCCCGGAATATAACCATGATCCTCTCGCCACGCCAGATAAGGGTCACTCCATTGCGCCCAGTGCTGGCCCGTTACCGGGTTAGCCTGTTTTTCAAACGCCTGCTCTGTGGAGGATAACAACGCCCCCGCAGCAACGCGCGGAATGTCGCTGTCGTTCGCCATTTCGCCCAGTTCTTTAAACGCGGTCTGAATGCGGCGAATATCCAGTACCACGGCTAAATCAATGCTCATTAATTGAACTCCAGAGGGGGATACAATATACTGGAATCAGGAAAAGGTGCTGTACGCTTAACGGTAAAGTCGGTGTCAGCCCTTCGGGGAGCACGTATGCAGGTTCGATTCCTGCCAGCACCTTAATCCACTTTTCCTTCCAGTACTTCTATTTTTCCACCCGCAATATCTGATTTTATGTCGTTAATATCTGGCAACCGGTATGCGTTGATCAGAACGTCAAGCAGATCAGCCTGGCGTTTTATTGCATAGGGGGCATTGACTACTACTTTCGCCACGCCATCGCGGGCGCTGACCAGATAGATCAGGTTTTTATGCACGTTATCCCACAATACCGCCTGTGGCGCGGCCATCAGCGCAGGTAACACCTGCAGATCTTCCGGCAGCAGCGCCACACCGGTTCTGTGGTGTTTCGCACTGTCGGCGTGCATCAGACTTTTTTCACTCATCACAAGCAGGCGTGACGGCTCATTCCCGGTACGCTGACGCACGGCGTTCGCGACGCTCTCGGTCATGAAGCCCAGCGTCTGAACACCGTGACCAGCGCGACGGGTATCCATCAGACGTCTGGCCCAGAGTGAAAATGACAACTGACGCTCACGGCTGTTGTTCAGCGACTGGACAACCTGCTCACGCAACTGCGCATCGCGGGTTTCCACCAGTTTGCGAATCAACGCCTGGTCAGTACCAAATGCCGCCGAACCCGGATTGTATGACCAGCCCACATCCGGCGTCATTTTCACGCGGCCATTGTCAAATGTGGCTGAGGTGGTACGGAACAGCTCCCCCGTGGTTTCATCGACACCGGCGTCCACATCGTGGGTATGCACAAACGATGCGCCATAGCTGACTTTCAACCCCATAGATTTCATACGCGCAGCAGATAAGGCACGAACGCGGCACCGGCATTCCCAGCCATTTGGCGGGTAATGCGTCTGCCAGAACACATCATCGAAACGAAAAACCATCAGATGCAGTTTTGCGTGTTCAGGCCGCGTTCTGCTGTCCATCACCGCGACGTACTGCCAGAACGGGAACTCATCCACGGTATTCATCATCTGCGCATAACGGCCCGCGTTATATGCCGTGCGGGTGTTCACGTTATAGATGGTGGCAAGGCGGCGCGGACTCCCCAGTTGGATCTCTTTTGCGTTGCCGTCACCATCAACCACGATCTGTTTTCCCCACCATCCCAACTTTTGCAGGCGGGGCGTCAGCGTCCGGGTGAACTCCTCGCGGGTAATACCATCATTAATGGCTCTGTCCACTTCCTCCCGGAGAGTATTCAGCACATCAAGACGCGCCGCCTTTGCCACAGTAAAAGCGCGGGCGTGGGCGTCGGTCAGTTGTTCATACCAGTTCCAGGTGATGTTGTGTCCTTTAGCCCGGAAGTATGCCACGGCCTCTTTGGGCGGCAGACGGGCGGCATACGCCAGATCAACGGTCTGTGGCATCGAGACGCCCCCACAGGTCAGCCACAAAGATAGCCCGTGTAAGAACATCAATCAGCGCCGCATCATCCATCTCCGGGTAAAGTGCTCCGGCCTGTTGCAGGGCGGATTCCGGCCCGTCTTTGATAATGGTGGCAATCAGCGGCCTGAGCACCGGATCGATGGCGTTCTGCAATTCATCCGGCCTGATACCAGCGGCCATTTGATCCGGCGCGTCCTGCTCAGGATGCTTTAGATCCTCTGCGGAGAGAGACGCCTGACCCGGCGCGACAAACGGTTCAGCCTGTGCGACAGTGAATACCGGCTCGTCACCGTTAGGCTGCGGAATATTCAGTTTTTCCTGTATCCACGAAACCGGCACCGGCATCCCTGCGGACAGTTTCGGGATGGCGTCAGCAAATACCGCGATGTCCTCCGGTTCGCTGATATCAAAATCAATATATGGCAGGCGACGCGGATCAACCGGGGTACTGCTGTTCAGGGCCAGAATGGGGTACAGCACATCACGGTTAAGGCTGCGGCAAAGTTGCACCACATCAGCGTTACGAATCTCGTGCCGTACTTCATTGTGTACTTCACCCAGAGAACGTGCGCCTTTATCTCCGGCATCGGTGGTCAGCGTACCGCCAAGAATCGCTTTTGACTGTGATTTCTCAGCCCAGACTATCATTGCAAGGAAGGGGTCAGCCTGACCGTCAGCCGCGCTCTGAAAATCAAGTGTCATCCCCATTGGGATAATGCCACCGGCGCGACGACCAATATCCATTACCGCCTGCATTAATGTCGCTTTCTCACGGGCCGTGGCACCTGTCGGATACTTCCCGATGCGCATAGGCAGGCCGTAAATCTCCAGGAATTCAGCAAAGTCGCGAACGCTGTAGTTTTTAAAGATGAACGGCCATACCAGAGTACGTACCAGCCCATACGTACCGACATAACCCGTCCGGGATTTGGCCTGATGCCGGAACCAGCCGAACGGCTGTAACGCGACACCTTCATAGCTGCCATCGCGCAGGCGTAATTCATGCAGATTGTCCGGGTTAGCGCAGAACAGCCCGGCATCCCTGTGATGCAGGGCAACAGGAACACGCATTTTCCCCAGCCAGCCCCATTCGATCTCCTGCATCGAGTAGCCTTTCAGAACTGCATCGCCTGCATCAAAAATACCGTCTTCGAACCATGCGGCGTCACGCAGCAGTTCGTCGAGCATTTCGGCATCTTTCTTTTCCTGCGCTGTGGCGTTCTTCGGTGGCTTGATGCTCCACTGGAGGGACTGGATTGCCAGACGGCGTTTACTCAGTTCGGAAAAGATATGCGTGTCTTTCTCTTCCATATCAAACGCCAGATCCGCCTGTGCGGTCAGGTCGCCGCGTTCGGCATCGCGCAGCAGCTGCGCGGCGCGGTTCGGCGTGATACCGCTCGACGGGTGCTCCTGCGTGCGCTTCATCACCAGTGACAGCGCTTCCTGCTCTGTCTGTAATCCATCGTCAAAATCGAACGGCTGACCGGTTAAATCAACAATCTGGCCCATTACCAGCCTCCTCGTTCAAAACTGTGATATTCATCGTCGTGATCGTCTTCGTTGTAATCGTCTCGGTTACGTGGTGGGATGGCCTGCACGCTGTCTTCATCAATCGTGAAACCATTCATGAACGATGCCCGGACGGCCATGCATAGTGCCACGGCGCTGTCACCGTGGCGGCGGTGCTTACCGTCAGTGTCTTTTGTACGACCTTTATCAATCTGCGGGACACCGTTAACGACCTTGATTTGCAGCAGATCGTCAAGCGTGGTCTGGTGGCGGGCGATGGTGAGACTGAATGCTTCAAATTCTCCCTTAAGTTTTGGCATCCACTCCTGATACCAGTTCTGCGAGAGGTTGACGCAGTCAATCATGTCCGGCCCGTAAATCAGACGTGCCGCTTCGGCCAGATAGCCGCCGTTGCCGGTTGCATCGAACGCGGCACCGATAAAGCGCGGCAGGCGGGCCAGAATAAACAGCATAATCTGGCGCTGCTGGTCATACGTCATGTTGCGCAGTTCAACGCGAAACGCCTCGCGCTTACGCAGTTCTGCGGTGATTTCCAGCGGGATAAAAACAGTCAGATCGCCTTTACGGGCAAAGTCTTCCCCGAAGGCGTGTTTATGATTCGGATTCAGCGCGGCCAGCAGCGGCGCGAGTTCTTTTTCGCACCAGTCCAGGGTGATTTTTTCACGCGTGGCCGGGGACAAAGATTCGAAGTTATCAGGAGCTTCAAAGCGCAGAATCGGAATATCACGCTCCTGCGTCATGGCCGTTTCAATCAGTACGCGGCTGAGGTACGCGCCCCCGGATTTCTTCGGTATACAGCCGTATTCTTCGTCGGCATCCTCTTTTGACGTGGCGTTTTTATACAATCCGTCCCGCCACGCCTTTTCCGCTTCCGGCGTCCATTCCTGACCGGTGACGTAACAGATGCGGCGATACAGACCGTCAGCGATGGCATCATCCAGCGTGATGCGGTGAACGCTGTAATCCTTGCGACCTTCACGGGCGTCCTGAATGTACTGATTAAACAGATTATCGACGCCGTTATGCGTGGAGATAATACGCACGCGTGCGCCCCACATGGTGAGCGCAAATGCCGCTTTTAACAGCTCGTCGAGAGATTCATGGAATGCGGCTTCGTCAATGACCACATCACCCTGAAGACCGCGCAGGTTTGACGGGCGGGAGGACAGCGCCTGGATTTTAAAGCCGCTGTTAGGAAACCTGATCATATAGGTCAGGATTTCCTCGTTTTTGTCGCCGTCCCAGAACGTCTGTTCCCAGACATCGGCCTTCGCCAGCTGGTTAAAGGCGCGGGCAAACAGCGCACAGGCGGCGATGTATTCCAGCGCCATTTCCTGTTTGGAGCCTACATAAAACACGTTACGGCCACCACGGCGACGTGGCTTCGCCGCCGTCATTACGTTGCGACCCGCTTCAGCCCAGGTTAAACCAGTACGGCGTGACTTTTCAGCGATACAAATCTGGCTTTCGT